GTCGCAAGACAAACACGCATCCAGGAGTTATCTCGACTGGTTTTGTATTTGCCTGAATTGACAATACCTTTGAAATTTGGGGTTACCATTTCGCCATCAGAGAATTGATAAACAGACTCAGATTCGATATAAAACTCACTTAAAACTAAAGTGCTCCAATCCAATGAAGGATTATCACACAATAAGATTTTAGCCTTTACTGCATCTTCCATGAGCCAAGTCTTGCACGACCAGTCCCAACCACTAATGTCCGTGTAGGCCATATTTGGGCTGGAAGCGATATCTGTGTAAACTATTTCATTCATTGCAGGAGTAAAACCAATTCCGGGTTTGGACGGTATATGATACCAATTTGCGATTTCAAGTTTGTGGAGATGCCTAGAGAGGAGCATTTCGATAATCTTGTCAACAAGTGACACAGACATAATCAATCTGACTCTTCCTTCTTCAAGCTTTTTGAGCTTGTGAGGTTCTCCTTTAACAAAAATTCGCACAGGATCACATATTCCTAAATCTATTCTCTCTTTTCGGTCAAAAGACTTAATAGAGCTGCCAAAGCGGAGACGCGTTTCAATTCTGTCTAAGACAATATCATTAAAACTCTCACCAAGCCAGTCGAAAACCTGTTCGTTTTGAAGGCCACACATTGCGTATGGCACACCAGGACTCGCTTGCGGCTTTATATGAGTCTTAAGTTTGTCAATCTCCAAACTCCACAAATTACGGTCATATTTTTGCAAATAGTCCGGCAAAATGTGTCGAATGTAGGAGCGATTAACTTCATCTATGATTGCTTTCCTTTCCTGGTCGGAAGGTACTTCGCCATCTTCGATGAATTTATCACATTGCAGTTTAAAACTAGCTTTCTCTGCTTGTGCAGTTCTACTAGGCCAGCCATATTCCAATAATCCGGGTCGCAATTTTACTGCTTGTTCCCAGTACCTTGATCTTTTCTTAGGTGCTGCTGCGAAGAAGGTGACATTACTTTCGCCAATGGAACAGGACTTTTCAGAGAACTTTTCGGGTTCATGCCACTCGTACCAATTACCCCACCTTAAGGTGGGGACAACAAGTTTAAACGGCATATTTCATTGAGTTTATCAACTACACACTGGAATTTCCTTTCGCCCATTCCAGAAACCGCACAAGCCACTGCACACAATGCTTCTCGTTCAAGGGGAGAAACCTCACGCGAAATGAGTGCTTCTACCCGATTACAATAAGCATCTAAATGAAACAACACACCTTGCGGTGTGCTTGCCTCATGTTTGCTTTCAGGCCAGTCCATAAGAATGATCCGCTCACTCGGGACATTTTTCATGTCAACCTTGGGGGCAGAATCTTGAATTGCATCCACTGCGCGAGACGACGTCGCTTTCACAACATCAGCCTCGCTCAGTATTGACTCAACAATTACAGTCTCCTTTCGGGAAACCTTATCGCCATTCTTCTTAAGGGTTTGTGTCGGTTCTTCGAGTTTCTTCTTCTCAAGAGCCTTTCTTTTTCTCTGGTTCTTATTACGCTGTCTACGCTTCTTCGTTGCTTCATCAATTTGAACTTCTTCAATTTGTGTTACTAACGGTGTGCGGACTTGCATCTTTTGAACAGAGCCTAGTCCATCTTCGAATTTCTTTACTTCAATCTTTCCAATTTGATTCGTGCTAAGTGACGCGGGTATAACCTCTACGCCAGCTTTTCGAGGAGGTGGTATCGTAGTAATCAGCTTATCAACCAAAGTCTTTGTCATTCTCACCTTTTTAGGGAGTTCGGCATCGATTTCGGGACGTGCATCTTTACAAGCAATAGTCTTCTCAATAGCACTCGCTAAATTGAATTCTTTCCGTAATTCTTTCAAAATGTCTTCCTTTATCTTCAACAGGATCTCAGGAGGCAGGATATTTGATGTGGCCTCTATGGTCGCTTCCAGTTTCTTCGTGATTTCCTTTTTCATATCTTTTAACCCATATCCGCAATCAACACACTTAGTCGCTGCTTTCAAGTGGAGCAATCCACATTTAGTACAGGTCCAAGGGCTTTCCTTGCGAAAGCGATTTCCTTTGATGTGCTCACCGACGTGACGTCCAGATTTGCCAAGCTTAGTCGTAACTAGCTCTATTCGACGTTCCAACATATGTTGGTGTCTAACAGAAACTTCGTTTCGTCTCTCAACTTCGGCTTCAATCAAGTCCATCTCTTCAGCCCAATTGTTTTTGTGTGCATCGAGCATAAAATCTTCATCTTGAAAAACAAAAGTTCGATAATAATCAAGATCATAAGCAGTTTGCAAATAATCTTCTGTCAAATCGTCTATCTCTTCTTTTTCAAGTTCAGAATAATATTTCTTCCAGTCCATAAACTCCGAGTCTGGCTGACCAGACATTAAGTCACTGTTCACGGGAGATTCTTTTCGGTTCACTAACACAGGGGGAACAACACCAACATTGTATCCTTTTTCGGAGCATGATTCAAGATGCACCCCAATGATATTGTGGTGAATGTCAAGAATCGGCGCTCCAGAAGATCCAACAAAAGTAGTCGCGCGGTATCCAATATGCCAAGGCTTATCATGAATCTGGGCAATCGCATTCGTCAAGACTGGTTCTCCATCAAGCAATTGGTATATCGCTACAGGTGATCCAGTACTTAAACGGCCTTTGAAATTTCCTTTCTTCAGTCCAAGTTTTGAAAATATAACTGATGGTAGTCGTAGTATGATAAAATCAAGCTCATTCGTATGAGACGCGGCAATAATTGAAGTGCGGGCATCATGCAAATATACTTCATTGTCTCCGTTACACATTCTAATAACAGAATTTCTGTTATAATCCAAAACGTGATAAGCTGTCAACAAGCAATCGCGTCCACCCGTACTAATACGGGCGAAGTGTCCAATCACTACGTCATCTACTTTAAACACGCCTTGAAAAGCCGGGAGGGCTTTGACTGCGCGGGGCGTCGATCTAGCAATCGCAG